CTTCAACTGCATCACCTTGCAACAGTTGAATGTCTGCCGCTTTGCCTTTGGTATGGTCACTTGTGGTTGACCCGTCAAACGAAGTTGGGCGGAATCCTGAACTGATACTCATACCTGGAAACTCAGCTTTGACTTTGTCTAATATGTTTTCGCAAAGAGCTTTCCAATTACATGCTGCAGTTTTTGTTGTGACGCTGCCGCCAACTGGTTTACGATTCATGTGTGAATATCTGAATGATTTACTACAACCTTTGTCCCACATGCTGTCATCATATTCAGCACAGTCTGTAGGCTCATTGGTATCTGGAGGGCCAGGTGGTTGTCCGCCTTCGCCGGCTCCAGCACCCATTGTTTTGGCCATGTCAGAACGCATGGCAGCATCGCCTTCGGGTGTATTAGGGTAATATATTACCCCGCTTTCTGTTGTTAATCTTGCACCTGAGCCAGGCGCTTTTGCATCACACATGTTGAAATCTCCCAGGTATTTATGGGAGATTTCATTTTAACCTACGTGTACATCAGGGCTACCGTCTGCCCGACTATCGCCGCAAGTATCAGCGTCACCTTCCCTATTTACAGGAATTCCACCAATAAAAACAGTAGGGCTACCGTTTGCAGTGGTTGTGTCATTGATCTCGCCTGTTCTATGATCAGATACTGTACTGCCATCAACGCTGGCCAATTGCCCATTGACGTAGACAGTACCTTGTGGCACATCTTCAATTATGCCGCCATCATCGTTGGCATCACCCTGGCGATGTACCGCTGGCATTAGAACTTCAATCCAGCTGGCGCAACTTGGATACCACTCATAGCACTGCTGTATTGATCAGCAAGTTCTTTGTCAGTATTAGCCACGCACACTACCAGTGCTCGGTTGATCTTTAGATTGCGTGTGTTGGCAGGATTAACTGTCATCAGGTACGGAGTAAGTGCTGGGCCACCTTTGGGACCAACACTTAGTGTTACTGGGCGATCAATGGTGTACGTTAAGCTATCGTCATCTTTGTAAGTACCAATAAGTTCTTCGCCTGAACTCATTTTTAGAGTCACTACATCACCATCACGTTTGACATCAATTAACATTTTTTTCCTTAAAGTTTAAATCCAGCAAAGGTATCTTTGCTTACGTCTTGTTTAATACCACCAATAACATAACTTTCAATTTCTGTTTCCTGTGGCGCTACTTGCAGGCCCTTGCTGCTGGTCCAATGATCTGTCCAAGGCAAAGGATTGTCATTGGCACTGCGATCATAACGTGTTTCAACACCAAGACCTTTTAGTCGTTTGTTGGCAATATACTCAACATACTGATGTAATAGTTTTGCGTTAAGGCCAACAATGGCGCCACGGCTAAACAAATAGTCTGCCCAGTCTTTTTCTTCTGCAACAACTTGATCATAGATTTCGCCAATCAAATGCAAGTTGGCATTGGCAATTTCTTGCATCTCAGGATCATCACCTTTGAGCCAATTTTTAATAATATGGCTTGTGATACTTAAATGTTGACTTTCATCACGTGCAATCAAACTAATAATCTTAGCACTGCCTTCCATCTTCTTTAATTCACCAAAGGCAAAACTGCAAGCAAAGCTGACATAAAAGCGAAGTGCTTCAAGCGCATTGACATTGACCATTGCTAAAAATAGTTTTGTTTTAACTTCACGCAAGGTACCCTTGCCGCCATGTGTGTATGCTCCAGAGATTTCAATAAACTCGTCGTAGCTTTTTGTCACACTTTTAGCACGAGCAATAATTTTTTCATCTTCTAATAGGGTGTCAAACACTTCACTTGGATTACTATAGATATTTTTAATGATGTGCGTATAACTACGGCTATGGATGTTTTCAAAAAACTGCCAGGTATTCATGCATCCTTCAAGCTCGGGCAGTGTGCAATAAGGCATAAATGCAATTGCTGGCGCACGACCTTGAACTGAATCTAATAAAATTTGATACTTGAGATTTGAAGTAAAGATAAACTTCTGCTCGTCACGGAAGTCCATATAGTCACCGCGATCTTTTTGCAGTGACACTTCTTCAGGTCGCCAGAAGTAGCCAAGTTGTGTTTGTGTTAGCTTATCAAACACAGGATACTTGAATGTGTCAAATCGTTGGGCATTGAGTGCTTCACCAAAAAACATAGGCTGTTTGGTGAAGTCTACTTTATCCTTGTTAAAAACTGTTGACATATTATTTTCTTAGATTGTGCAGGCTTCACAAGCCTCAGAATCGTCATCATTGACTTGTTCTAATTGTAACATAGGTGCGGTGGTGGTGTCAAGTGTATCCTCGTCCTCACCTTTCATATCATATGTGTTTTGGTAATACGAAGTCTTCCAACCCAACTTGTAAGTGGTCAATAAGTCACGGAACATAACACTCATTGGCACTTCATTGTTGGGATAATGCTTGGGATTGTAACTCCAATTGCCCGAAATAGCTTGGTCAAAGTATTTTTGCATTGCCGCAACAATTTTAACGTAACCATCTTGGACGCCTTCTTCATACAGGTATGAATAGTTGTTTTTCAAACTGCCGTATTGTGGGACAATTTGCTTGAGTGGTCCTTTTTTGCTCTTCTTAGTACTCATTGCTGCACGTGGTGGCTCAATGCCGTTGGTTTCGTTAGATGCAACAGAACTGGATTCGCTGGGCATTTGTGCGCTGAGTGTGCTGTGACGCATGCCGTGTTCAGCGATTTCGCGGCGTAACAATTCCCAATCGTAATGCAAGTCTGTGCCCAGAAACTCATCAACATCACGCTTGTATGTGTCAATAGGCAGAATGCCTTGGCTGTATTTGGTACGATCGAAGTATTCACAACGACCTTTTTCTTTTGCCAGTTCAACGCTGGCCTTGATCAAGTAGTATTGAAACGCTTCTGTTAAGCGATTAACTGATTGTGCTGCTTCTAAGTCAGAATACTTTAGACCCTTCTTGGCCAAGTAATGTGCAAGGCCAATATAACCAATGCCAAGACTACGACGAGACTTTGTACTGATCTCTGCGGCAATAACTGGATAACGCTGATAGTCAATAATCTGATCCAACGCACGAACAGCCAGTTCAGTCAAATTCTTCAAGTCATCTAATTCTCGAACATTGCCTACATTGATGGCACTTAGAATACAAAGAGCAATTTCGCCTTCCTTGTCATCCAGCGACTGAATAGGATCAGTTGGCAATGTAATTTCTTGGCACAAGTTGCTCATACGCACCATGTCTGTAAAACTGCTGTGGCTGTTGCAATGGTCAATGTTCATGATATAGATACGACCAGTTTCTGCACGTTCTTTTAGAATCTCCCCAAACAGTTCCATGGCCTTGACTGTTTTCTTGCTAATCTTAGAATCATTTTCGTACTTGACATACAATGCATCAAACACTTCGTTGTTACCAAATGCTTCGTACAAGCCTGGAACTTCGTGCGGAGAGAACAAGGTAATATCACCATTGGCCAACAAGCGTTCGTAAAAGATCTTGCTCAATTGAATTGAGTAATCAAGTTTACGCACACGATTATCTTCTGTGCCTTTGTTATTTTTTAAAACAACAACATCTTCAATTTCTTTGTGCCAAATTGGAAAATGTACTGTGGCACTTCCGCCACGTACACCATTTTGCGTACAGCTACGCACCACTGATTCAAATACTTTTAAGAAAGGAATAACACCGGTATGAGCAACTTCACCTCCGCGAATCTTAGAATTGATAGCACGGATGCGGCCAACGTTCAAACCAATGCCAGCACGTTGAGCAATGTAATAACCAACGGCGGTAGAACTGTTAAAGATTGAAGGCAATGTGTCATCAACATCAACTAATACGCAACTGGCAAATTGACGAATAGGTGTACGTACACCACTCATCACAGGAGTAGGAATGTTGATCTTAAATGTAGAGATAGCATCGTAGTAACGACGAATAAAACTCAGGCGCTTATCAGCAGGATATGTAGCAAACAGCGTTGCGGCAATCATCATGTACATATACTGTGGAGTTTCGTAGATGTGTCCATTGCTGCGATCTTGAACAAGATATTTGTCTACCACTTGGCGCATACCTGCGTATGTAAAGTCTAAGTCACGTTGGTGATTGATGTAAACATCAAGTTGGCGCCATTCTGCTTCAGTATATTGAGTCAACAATTCAGCATCATATACACCACGTTCAACGTTCTTATTAACTAGGTCATACAATGGAATATAATCAAATTTTCCAAATACGTCCTTGCGTAAACCGTATAGCAATAAACGGGCGGCGGCATACTGATATTTTGGCTTGTCTAGACTAATTAAATCGCTGGCACTGCGTACTAGGATTTCTTGGATATCTGCTGTTGTGATGCCATCATTGAATTGTAAATCTGCATTCATTTCTATTTGGCTAACACTTACACCAGCCAAACCCTCACATGCTTCTTCAACCATTAAATGGATTTTGTTAATATCTAACGGCTCTTTATGTCCGTCTCTTTTTACTACATTGATTTCTGATTTACTCATATTTCCTTTTAACTCAATTTTCATTTAGGTCTCCTAATACAGTACGCAAGTTCATACTTAACAAAGATCCATAGCGCAATATCTTTATACTTTAACCAGGCTAGCGAGGTCGCTAGGCGTCCATGTTTGTAAAATTTGCATGTTTGTTTGACCTATGTCAATCACTTCACCGTCATAATAATTTAACAAAGTTTTGTTGGGCAGTATTACCAATAGTCTGGGTATATCATTTATCATAGACAGCATCAGTTCACAGTTGATGCCCAGTAGTACAAGACTATAAAACATTCCGAGACCTTGTGCATTGGGGCAAAATGATCCGGTGCCAACCAATTCCCATGGATCAGGCCAAGTTTCTTGTCGCCATGGGTCAACTGTTTTATTAACCATTGGAACAAATTTCCACCAAACAGCCACTTCTTGATAAACAGAGTCAAGGTCCAATCCTGTTAAACTTTGACGCCAATCGCGCCAGGCCAACAACTTGCCTTGCTTGTCTATAAACCAATGTTCTAAATTTCTATGTTCCACTCTGATACTTATATCAGTTTGTAATATTGTTCTACTCGACGCAACCACAAGTCTTGATAATGTTTGAACTCGTTACCTTCGATTATAAATTCTTGATATTCGTTGTCTGCACTGCACATGAAAATAACACCTTTTCTAATCTTGGTACCATGTACTTCGTCATGTGCCAATGCGTATGCTGTAGTTTGGACAAAGTAATCTTCAATCCATTCTTTTTTCTTTGGCTTATTGGTTTGCTTATGATCCATAATGGCATCTTGTCTACTGTGTACTCCTACCAAGTCAGTGGTGCCTGCATACAGTCCTGGACAATACAGTTGTACTTCTGTGCCCCAAACTTCATCACAATTGACCAAGCCTTCAGTGATAATGGTCTGCGCCATTTTGTGGCTTTGTACGCTGTATGGATTGGTGCCAGGTTCCCCAGTATCACCAGTAAGCACATAATTCTCAAGCCATTTGTGCATACGAGTTCCGCGGCCTGCAGCTTCGGTAGTAATTTCTTTGGCTTTTTGTTCGCCTACACGCTTGCGCCAATTGGCCAGGGCTTGTTTGGATTCTTCAGATTTGGTTCGATCTAAAATTGTTGTAACACTTGGTACACGAGCACCATCAGGTGTTTCATAAAGACGACTTGCGCCGTCGATCCTGTTTAAAGGATTGTAATTATATTTGGGGTTGAATTTTATCATTGTTACTTATTATACACAGCAGTGTAATATAAGTCAATGATTACCAGGCAATTACCCACTGAAACGTGGTATGGCCTGTTGGATTGATTTGGCGGTCAATTGTGTATCCTAAGTCTGAAAAGTACTGGATCACTTTTGCCATTTGTAAAGTTTTTTGTCTATCGTCGTGAACACCTGTCCAAGTGTTACAATATTGAGTTGCCAATGCATATCCGGTGTCGTTGGGATTCTTGGCCATTGTACTGGTTGTGGATACTGTTACTTCAACAGCACCTTCTGCGGCTGCAAATAACACAGCTTCTTCTAAGTCACGGATTTCTCTTAGTACAAAAATATCTTGAAGTGACTTTAATCTTGCTTCTGATGCTGTTAACATTACGCGGCTCATAATCCCAAATCCTTTCGTGCTTGCTTGACAGCATCTTTACTTACAGTTTCTTTATTTTGTTCTGCTTGATCTTGTGTATCTGCTGTAGGAGTAGTAGATAACATAATTTTATCATTGCTAACATCAGCAACCAATTCATTGTTCTTGGCTTTGAATGTTGAAATTAAACCGCGGATAGCATCAATTTGATTTGATGCACTGAATCCCATACGGTTAAGACGTTGTACTAATTCTTGCATAGGCAAGGTTGCTACGCCATCATTTTGACTCTTAATCAAGAGCATTTTGACAGCGTTGGCAAAACTTTGATCTACACTAGATAGTTCAAGCAATATCACTCTTCATCTCCCTGCCAGTAGGTTCTTCTTCTGGGCCTGCGCTACTTGGGAAAATTGGAGCTTCGCCGCCTGCTTCTTCGCCAGGAACAGCAACTGGCAATGCATCACCTGGGCTTGTTAAACCAGTAATAGCAGAGTCAAGTGTATCTTTTGTTTGCATCAACATGTTGATTGCTTCTTCCAACGCTGTTTTAACAGTCTGTGCATACTGTTCGCCAGCGCCATCGCCAAAGCGAGCTTTGATTTGGTCAACCAATGTGATCATATCACTGCCTAACATATCAGCTACATCTTCAATCATGCCTTGGAAGTCTTTGTTCATTGCACGGGCAGCAATTACAACTTCTGCTTGATCAAGATCTGCGTCATCTAATTCAGCTTCAAAAAGAACTGGGTCTACATTTGCCATTTCTTCATAAACTTCACGCTGTAAAATTGCACGAGTATAAGCTGCGCCACCTTTACTTGATAAAGTATCAATTTCTTGTTTTACACGCTCTAGCTGTTCACGTAGCATGCGGCCGCCCAATGGCTGTACCGCAATGCTTTCTTTACGTAATGCATGGCGAGCTGCTTGTCCCGGTGTTTGTGTTATTGTTATATCATTAAATTTCATAATGGTCTCCGATACTTTATTTAGTGTTTTGGCTTGTTCATTTTGTTCATTTTAGCCATACGTTTACTGAGCTGGTTGAACTTTTTGGTTCTACGAGCTCTAGCAATAAATCTCTTTTTGAATTTGTTTTTTAAGCGTTTAAATCTAATGCTTCTTTTGATGTCAATTCGCTTGCTACAAGTACTGGCTGAGCTAACTACTCTACCCTTTTTGCGGCCAACTGTGCAGCGAACTTTGCGTTTGATTCGTTTACCACTACGGCCCCATACTATTTTAGCTTCAACAACTATTTGCATATTATTTTGGTAAGTGTGTAATCACATAACCCAACATTGCCAATAAACCTACAATTACTGTTGCAGTGGCCGAGACCATAATTTTGAATTTTTCATCTTTGGCACTGCTTAACATGTTTTTAATTTCGCTCATGTTCTTAGAATTATCTGATTTAAAGGCTGAAAAATCATTGTGGATGCGATCCAAGGCGTCTTCTATTGATCCTATTTTTTCTTCTAAACGCTTATAGCGTTCTGCACACAGCTCAACGTGTAATTCTAAGCTGGTTTGTTCTGTAATTGGTTTTTCGCTTGACATCTATAACTATCCCACGGTAAAGTTACCCGCATGGCTCTTGCCTAGTAGGTAATATTTTAGTTAAATTGTGAGCCTGGATGAGTTGTGCAAAGCGGTTGTTTATATAGATATATTTAGCACAATTAGAAAGAATCGTGGCGTATGTAAAACGTATTTGCGTCGGGTCCGCTTGTCATTAACCTACCATCTAATACGGCTGTTTCTGATAATCCTGTGATTGCAACATGTCCAGTGGTATCAGTGGCCAATGTTTCTTCTGTCATTTGACCAATACGTTCAGCAATCCATTTTAAGCACCAAACACGCTGTGTACCAGTGATATTTTCCCCAAATAAACTGTCATTGACATTTTGTTGATCTATACAATCTACGCCTGCCAGCAAGGGTTGACCACGGCTGGCAATAATATTCATCAGTGTGGCAAGATTGCTACGACTTTCATTTGTTGATGGGCCAATATCATATAGTGTCCAGGCCGTAAAAAATTCTGGGTCAGCACCCATGTGTGCCCCGGGAATCATCCAGGATTTTTTATCTTCTCTTTTTTCCATTTATCTTAGTGTAGCAATGGCGCGGCCTAATGCATACCCTGCCAGGCCTGCAGCACCAACCTTGGCAACACTCTTTAAGAAACTATCGCTTGATCTTGATCCAGCAATAGCACCTGCTCCAAGAGCTGCCAATTCAGCATTTGCTACTCCAGTTACTTCGTATCCTTTGTTTCTACTCAATGCATCCAACACCGGTAGCAATTCGCTACGCTTGCCTCTTAAACGATAATACTGTAATAGTCGAGTCACACATAACTCGCGTTGATGAGTAGACAAGTTTTCCCAGTCAGTGATCAATCTACGCAGGCTCTTATAGTTGCTGATGTCAATGTTCATTTGACCTTCTAAACG